CAACGGTCGAACTTATCAGACGCTTCTTGCGCCTGGCTTACGGCCAAATCAGCCTTCTTGAATTCGTGTTGATCAGACGAAAAATCAGTCCAAGCCGCACCAGGTTTAAGAGTGTAAAGGTCACCACGAGCTTTCCGCGCAGCATCGAGAGCTTGCGCCAAACCAAGCCCCGTCTCCAGATATTGTTTCTGAAGCCCCAATGCCTCCAGTTTCGCCTGAAGTTGGTCTATCCCAGAGAGACCAGCTATACGTATCTGTAATGTGAAATCCTTATAACTTGATAATCCGGCAAGTTTTGACTTGAATTCATCGACCCCATCTCCTCCCCCCTTGATCGCATTCATCAACGGCCCTGCAAACGCGATCGCCAACGACGTCACAATCGGCAACCCCACCATCAACAGACCAGCAGGCCCACCCAACCCTGCAATGATCGCCCGTATGGCCGCGCCCGAACCACCCACCTCAGTGGAGAGCATCCTGAAGCTCTCCGCGAGCGGCTGGATATTATTTCCGATACCCTGAATGCCATACGGCATATCCGAGATCACACGACCAACATTCTGGAGCAGGGAATTCGTTTTTCCCATCGACGCCTCCATGCCGGCGGCCATCTGCTTCGCGCCATTGGTGACAGCAGTAACACTACCGTTAACCGTCCGACCGACCCCTTCAGCCTCGGATGATACCGTCTTCAGCTCAGTATCGAGCTGCGCCAGACCGCCATTAACCGCGTTCAACGTCGCCGAGGCGCTATCTTGCGCCTCGATATCAACCTTGATCTTGAGGGTCCCATTTCCGTTACTCATCGCCATCAGGAGCGTTCCGTTCGTTTTCGATCGTGAAAAATGCCATCCAGTCCTGAAACTCTTCGAGCGAGATCTCTCTCTTCGCCCTCGCCACACTCATCCCCAATTCCCGAGCCAGCCCGTGCCAATTATACCGGCTCGGGCTGGCCCTCATTTTTTTCGGCAGCCTCCGGAATCGGTACACGGAGCATCAGGGAGGCAAGCCGGTTGATCACCACAGAGAACCCTTTCCGGCTCAACCGGTCAAGATGGGCATTGGTAAAGATTCGCTTTCCGTCCTCATTTAACAACTTAAGGCAGACGAGCTGGGCATTCCAGCGACTCCCGGATGCCCCTTCCTGCATCTCCTTATTGACGACATCCAGCTCATGCTGTGTCGTCGGCTTCCAGTAAACCCATACCTCGCCGGACCCCTCAATCTCCCACTCCAGCACTCTTACCCGGTCAAGAGGCCGCGCGTCATAGACCGCCTCGATTTGCTCGATATTGATCATGCCGCAACCCCCTTCGTGATGTCACCCGAGAAGGTGATCTTGAAGTCATACCCCGGCAGCTCGTTATTCTTCAACGTCACCTCGCCGCAGTCGGTCACGAATGCAGTCCCGGACCACATTTCGTTCCCTGTTGTCTTGCCCTCCGGATAGACACTGAGCGTCACTGAAGTACCAGCTAACTGCGCCGCAATCAGCGCCAGCTGCCCGTTCGTGTCCGCTTTATCCCGCTCACACGTGATGCGGCATGATGCCACCCCAAGTTCCCCCGGGAATGCCTCTGGTCGAGAGTTCAGCGGACGCTGCGCCTTGCTCTCGGTGACAGCCCGAGTTCCATCGTTCCAGTAGATCGCCACGGTACTTGCGACCTTTGCTGTGCCGAGATACGCCTCAGCACTGTTACCCAGCTTTTTAGCCATTTCCCTGTTCCTGTTTTGGTGCTGTTACGCCATCAAGTTTTCGTTTCCAGCCCTGCTCTTCCAGCACGGCCACCATTTCCGGGATTACCTCCCGTACGTCACCCCAAGCAGCCACCATCGTGACCATCTCAGGCTTTTTTTCCCTGTTCGCATTACATGCCATGTTCCGGATCTCCGTCTATTGTCCTGTATATAATGTCCCATGCCTGGCGCAGCACGGTATGCGCCACCGCCGTCGAATCGTCATGCTCAATTCGTGACCCCGCATCGAGTACCCCTATGGCCACGCCTCCAACCGTCTCATCTGCAAACAACTGCAGCTCAATCTGCCTGGCAATCTCATCGGCCGCTTCGTCGCCATCGATGCCATCCACATAGATATCAGTCATCATACGCATCGGTCGTTCAGTGCCGCCAATCACAGTTGCCGTATTCGCCGCATTAGACACCCAGTACAAAGAGATGCCTGGCATCGTGTCAGGAGTGATCGGATGCACTGATCCGAAAACCTTCCCCGGAGTAACCAACTCCATCACCCCGGCAACCGTCTGCAGTATCTGACTCCTGACATGGCTCATAGATCAACCTTCCTTTGCGTCGGCACAGAAATGATAAGCCCATACTCCCATGACCCTTTCGTTTCCGCCACATAATCATCCTGCACCAACTCGATTACCCCTGTCGCCCCGGATGGTTGGTAACCCATCAGCCGTGTACCAGCAAGGTCAAGCATCGAGTAGATCCCCGTCGCCGATGCGGAGGTCAGCAAAGAGTCCGAAACAATCAGGATCTCGAAAAGCATCATCCTGTCCTGCACCATCCAGGAAGTCCCTTTCCGCGCCTTGCCGTACCGGCTCCCCGTGTATCGTACCAGCACCGAACCAGCTGACGCCAGCGTCTTGAGCGTCATATCGTTCGGAGTAGGCGGGTACGACTTGATCTGCACTGGCACGGCCACAGGATTCCCGTCGGGACCAGCCATCATCTTCACGATCTGAGCGATGCCGGAAATTTCAGCCTGCAATCGAGCGATAATGCCCTGTTCGATATCCGCGATCATGCTTTCAGCTTCCCGATCGTCATTTCGGTTTCGGAAATCTCAGCGTCGATACGTACGACCTCCGCGAGATTTCCGGTAGACGTCGCATACACCCGTAAGTCGGAGAGTGTAGCGATCTTATTCACCAGGATCGCGATCGTTTCTGCAATATTCATAGCCTTATCGTATTTGGTTAGTAATCTTATATCACAGCGACCAGCTCCTGCGATATGGCTGACAGATGCGACATCATAAGCACTACATCGTACTTATCAGCCCCATCGACCGCAACGAATGCCGCCAGCCGATCCCCTACAGTTGCCGTGCCAGACTGGATCCAGTCCGTCGGGGTGTATGGCGAGAGTACACGGTTCTTCACATCGAACCGGAAGATCTGCGAGAGCTGGCTGGCCGTGTATCCGTTTATGTAGGTCGCCCTGCCCTCATTACCAACCGTAGCGGAACACCCGCAGCTCCCGGCTCCAGGCGTCATCATTCCGTTGCCGTCGTAGGAAATCCCGAGCGTCCAGGTACCAGCCGTACCACCCGCGATATCAAAAAGGTCAAGAGTCGTTGCGCCGCCCCGGAAGTGGTAGAGATATGAATGCCTTGCATTCTTGCCTGCATCCGGCTTAATACCGAATGACGGGAACATCATACAACCCGCAGCATGAGCCGAACCTATAGCCGCGAAATAGGTCGTTGACCAGGCGTCGGTGGCGATCGTGTTCGTACCGTTATTGATCGCTGCGGCGCCGTAGTTGTAGGTATATGTGCCCATCTGGGCAGACGTCCTGAGAATGATCAGGTTAGGATACTCGATGACAAACTTCGAGGTTGCCGATGGGTTGACCGTCCAGGATGATCCGAGCGTATACACCGGCGAGGCCCCGGCCGTATGCGATGCGATAACTCTGCGCTGGCCAACGGCTGTCGGTGTCGTGGCATCTTCGACGATCCGTATCTGGAAATTCCGATACTCATTGGCAACGACGGACGCATCTCCGGCTGAAACTTGGCCTGTGATTGTATTGGCCGCGATTGCGGTCGCCGTCAAGCACCGCTTTGATCCACCGTCATAAGTGCCCGCACCAACAACAAACCCCTCGCCAGGCACGTTATCATACGGCACATACTGCTCGTCCAGCGCCACGGACGCGAAGTCAGTCGCGATCGTCGCGGGAAGGTTGGTCTGTGATTTCGAGGCCAGCGTATTAGTGGCCACCTCATAGGACTTCCACGACCCCGCAGCCAGCGCGCCAGCCCCAAGCATAAACACTCGGCCCGCCAGAATTTCATAGGTATCACCCGACTGCGGTACAAAAGAGAGAGGCGTGTCAAGATTCAGTTTCGGGGTCGCACCTCCGGAGTTTCCGACGATCCACCGCTCCTCAACTTTGCCAGACCCACCAGCCGACGACCCGATAATGCGCGCACGGAACCCGTATTCACCGCTTCCACCGCGATTTGCCAACATGTTCGGCGCTACGGCGGTAGGGAGCGGTGTTGAGAGCACGACAGCCGACGTCGTATTGCCCCCAGAAATCACCCCCACAAGGCCCATCGATGGAGCAAATACGCAGCCCGATCCAGCGCCGAACGTACCCGCCAGCGCCGGTGATACGACAAATCCCCATCCCTTCGTCACGATATTGTAGCGGTTCAGCACGGTCGCCGAAAGCAGCTGGTACACGTGAGGGTTGCGACTCAGGTCATTACGCAGGTCTGAAGCGATTCCCATACCTGCCGCATGAGCACCCGGAGCAGGAGTTACTTGACGCCAGATGTTGATGTCGACAACATTCTTGAAGTTGTTTGCCATGATATAATGAGTTAGGATATACGATTACGAACCATCGACGCCCATGCGGTAAGATTTGCTGCCAGTGGCAATACCCTCCCCTGGACACCGTCGATTTGAGAAAGGGTACTGACCGTTGTCACACCAGTGACCGTCGTCACGGTGGCCAGCGTCGGCAGCGTCTCCACGGCGACCGTCCCCCGGTATCGACCGAGGCTCTTGTCATAGCCGAACGGAGCGAGCAGTATCGAAAGTATGCGCTGTAAGTACCCGACTGCTGAGATCTGCGTATCCTCAGTCGCCGCCGGCACATCAGCCGTCTCGGCATAGATCAGCAGCTCATCGGTGTCCAACATGGATG